TATGTTTTAGCTTCTGTTATATAGCGTTTACTTCTTTTTGATGGCTTTCGAGTTTCTTTTAACGGCTTAATTTCTGCTATTTTTCTTTGTATTTTGCCTGTTTTATCTATATATTCCATATATAAATCAACAAAATATCTATGAGTTTTTTGATCAACAGGACTAAAATAAGGTATTACTGTTTCCTCAGATGACCACTTTATGATATTTTTATTCAAATCACAAAATCTAAAAGCTTTTAACTCCCATGATGACCGAAATACCACATTAGTAACATCACCTTTGTATTTTTTAGGGTATTGGGGCTTATATTTTCCTTGATGATATGAAGCCAATTAGCTCTCCTACTTTATAAATAGTATTTATATAACTAGTAGAGGAAATATACAATGGCCAAATCATCAGAGCCTGCATATAAAATAAATCAACCAAATGTTGTAGACATGACTGGTGGTGATTCTGTTGGTATAACAATGCAATCATTNAGAAAAATAGACACTGAAGAAGCAAGCGCAGATTCAATAAGTTATGTAGAAGGCGCTGCCAATAATTCGTTTGAAAGTTATGCCAATTCGCTGATAGATAAAGCAAAATCAGCGGCACAATCATTTTTAAATGAGGCGTTATAATGGCAATTATACAAATTCCTGTAACATCATCTTCTTGGCCATACCCTTCTTCTTTATCATTTAATTATCCAAAAGAATGGGCTACTGAAGAAACAGGAGCTTTCGATGCTTCAAATATGAATGGAACGTGGTCTAATGCTGCAGGTAATTCAATACAACAATCTATTGCTGGCGCAATGAAAAGGTCATTACACGAAAAACAAAAAGGTATTAACAATTACGAAAAAGTATTATTTAAAAATATACCTTATAGGCAAGTCACGTTTGGCTGGAGTTTAACAGCTAGGAATGCTAAAGAATTTGAATTATATAAATCTACAATTGATAAAATGAAAATAGATTCAGCTCCAGATAATATAGGTGATGGACCATTCTGGCATTACCCTAATACGTTCGCTCTGGAAATATCAGCAGGCAAGAACACCATATTTAAAACGCCTGAAATGGCATGTACAGACATACAAATAGATTGGACTCCTCATGGTTATTGGTCTCAGACAGGAGGTAATCCAACAACAATAGGATTAACAATGACATTTACTGAATTGCAGCTAGCCACTAAACAAAATCTAAGTAATAAGGTAATAATATAAATGGCTTATTTTGATAAATTTGACAAGATTATTTATAATGATTCTCTTATGGTTAATTTAACACAGCGTGTTGCTATACCTGNTAGAATTCGAAATAATCCTTGATTTATTTTTCTATTATTCAATTAAAGAATCAGATACTCCGGAAAATTTAGCTTTTGATTATTATGGTAAATCTACTTATAATTGGATTATAATATTAATGAATGAAATCGTTGATCCTTTTTATAATTGGCCTCTGTCTCAATCTGAAGTGCTTGCATTCGCGAAAAATAGATATGGTCCAACAGAAGCAGAATATCAAGGTATCCATCACTGGGAACTTGGATTAGAATGGTATGATCAAGATCCAGGTCAAGGAGCGTATCCTGTTTCTAATTTAGAATATGAGCATTCTGATAACGAAAAAAGCAGATTAATAAAAATATTATATCCTGAATATGTGAGTGAATTAGAAAGAGAATTGACTTTTATACTAAAAGCAGGTAAATAATGGATAGATCTAATTTAGAAATAAGCCAAATGTTGCTGGTGAGTGGGAACGGACAGGTAGCCGATCTTAAACAAGATTTTAATAATTTTGAAATGACAGAGGATATAACTCTAAATACCGTAAGTGCTTTTTTGTCATTTTCTGAAACTGAATCTATAAGAGAAACATTTCCAATAATAGGTGAAGAGATGGTTTTTCTTCGTTACCGTAGTATAACAAATCCAGCGAAGCCTGATCCTGAAGTTGAAATAGTTTTTAATGTGATAAAAATGATAAACTTTACTATTGACGGCGACAAGAAANGGTCTTATGGTTTAATATTAAATACTGTAGATCATAGATTAAATTTCACAAAAAGAATTAGAAAATCATATTCAGGTAACACATCGTCGATAGTACAGCGAATATCAGATGGAATGNTACAGTCAAATGTTGTTGATATTGATCCAGACAAATTTACAAATAACTATATATTTCCGAATTGGCGNCCATTTTCAAGCGATAAATTTTTTATCAAGCAATGCTATTTCAGAAAAATATAATGACCCATATTATATGTTTTATCAAGATAGATTAGGATTTCATTATGTATCATTAAGCTGTATGATGGATCGTACCCAGGGTTTAATAATAGATCAAAAAATATTAAATATCAGTGGCACTGATACAACAGAGAAAAATGTACAAAGTTTTACAAATGATAAAATGTTTGATACAGACGAAAATGTATTGACTGGGATGTATGGATCAACTTTAATATCGTACGATAAAATTTCAAAATCATATAAAGAAACTTTCCGAACGTATACTGATAGCTTTAGCCAATTTACTCATGTAGGCGAACAAAAGCTTACAGTTAATTTTCCTGAAAGTCCTAAATTCAATTTTCAATTTATGATGGATAACTCAATTGAAAATCCAGGCGTATATAATTTTGTTGATGATATACATAAAGAAAGAATTATCAGGGGTAATCAACACCGCAATAATATATGGGAAATTACATATACTGCTGATACTGGTATTTTAATTGGCAATTATTGTACATTTAACCTTAAAAGTCCGCTGACTGAAACGCTTGATAAAAAACTATCAGGTAAATATCTTATAAAAGCTATTAAAACGAGAATGACACCTGATAATTTGTATATGTATATAACGATATGTAAAGATGGGGTATTTTCATAATGGAACAAAAATGGTTTGGTGCTAATGTTAAATATTTTATGGGTGTAGTAGAAGAAATAGATGACTCAAAAGCAAAAGATAATCTAAAGCTTGGAAGAGTACGAGTTAGATTATTAGGAGTGCATTCAGAACAGCTAGTTGAAAATGATACTACTGGAGAAGGTATCCCAGTTGACTCATTACATTGGGCGTACTTGATTAATTCAACAACTTCTGCATCTATGAATGGAATAGGAACATCACCAACAGGACTATTAAAAGGATCTTGGGTATTGTGCATTTCGATGGATGGAAATGCAGTTCAGGATTTATATATATTAGGATCACTAGGTGGCGTACCAAAGAATGCTCCAAAACCATCTGTGGGCTTTAATGATCCTGACGGTACTTATCCATTGTCATCTCATTTAAATGAACCTGATACTAATAGATTNGCTCGCAATGAACAAATAAGAAAATACTATAGTCCAAGAGAAAAGATTAGGACGAGAACTTGAAATACCAGTGGCTCTCACTTATAATACGTGGTCTGAACCGTTAATACCATATGAAACAATATATCCATATAACTATGTATATGAATCATTATTTAAAGATGATGATGTAATAGAAAGTATGAATACAGGCGATGTTAATCTAGATGATGGATTATTTGAACAAATAACCGATGTTCCTAAGCCTAATGGACATATTTTCGAATTTGACTCTACCCCAAACGGAGAACGTGTTCATCTTTATCATAAAACTGGAACATTCTGGGAGATCGACAAAGATGGAAATAAATCAGAAAAAATAGTTAAAGACAAATATGAAGTAGTTGCAGGTCATGAAAGTGTACTAATTAAAGGCAATACAACAGTAACAGTTAAAGGTCACTCTACCGTTTTGATCGTTGGAGATTGCACACTCGAAGTTCAGGGTAATAAACGTACTCTTGTTCATGGTGATGAATATATAGAGGTAAAAGGCGATAGACGAACATTAATACATGGCAACGATTTAGGCCATATTAAACTAGATAATAACGTTAAAGTTGAAGGTACTGTTAATAGAGATTATCTAAAAGGATCTAATGTAAAAATAGCCCAAGATAAAAATGAAAAAATAGTTGGCAATTTAGTTCTTAAATATTTAAGAGGTGATTTTGCGCCTAATGGCGATATTCTTTCTGATTATACAATTGCTGATTTGGAAACTATAGAACCTGCCCCACCAGAGGCAGCAATTGATCAGGCAGTATAATGGCGATAGCAGATCCTTCACAGATTATAGAATTTATAGAATCTGAAAATATAAATTATGCTACATCATCTGACTGGCCAATGAGTATAGTGTCAAGTGATTTAGACCCTGCTGTTGGAACACTTATAGTTGGTGGAACTTCCGCCTCAGTATCTTTTGTTGCGGATTCATATGAGCATAAATTCTATCCTTGGACCAACGAAACAAGACATAAAGATGGAGAATTGTATTCAATCGATACAACACCTCATGGAGTGATAACATACACTATTATTCTTACCGATTGTCCGGCTTTAGTAGTCCCTGGGCCAGCATGTTCTACTGAAACTTACACAATTATTATTCATAGAGATTCAGCAAAAGAAGTTAAACGATTACAAAAATTAGTTCTAGAAACAGATAGCTGGAAAAATGGAGGAGCTAATGCTCAACCTCCTCCTATTCCTGCGGAGCCTCCTGTTCTTACTGCTGATGATACAGAAATAATATTTGAATCATTTTATTATAAGGACGCAAAGGTCGGCGATGTTCGTATTGGCACTTATGATTGGACTGTTCAGGGTAAATTATTTAATTATCCAGACAGCGGTAAAATTATAGCGCCGTCAGGTTCATTCAAGCGTGCATTTATAAGAATACCTCCCGGAGTAGATAGATTTACGATATCATTTGGTGTTAATCGTTGGATTAACAAAAACGGACGGAGACTATAAATGGGCAACTTCAATAATTAATTATTCTGATTTTAACGATTATAACCCTGTAGTAACATATGGTACATTAAATTATAACATGGTGAATACTGATTGGAATACGACACCTGAATTTTTTAGTTCCAAACCTTACTCAGTGGAACCAACAACAGAAGAAGGACTGGCATTTATCGTAATGAAAAATGAAAGTGAGATTGCTGATCAACCTCAATATATAGGAAGTGCGACAGCATTATATCGAGTATCGAATGCTGAATTATTTAATACATGGTCAAATAGGAGGGCATAATGCCAGCAATAACTAGAATCGGTGATGCTCATGTAACCCACTGTTCAACTCCTCATAACGCAACAGGATCTGATAATACATTTTTTAATGGAATTGCTGTATCTAGAGAAGGGGATGTAACAACATCGCATAAAGATGACTTCTGCTTACCTCATACTAGCACTATATCTAAAGGAAGTTCATTTACTTTTGTTAATGGTAAAGCAATAGCTAGAATTGGAGATCCGTCATGTACTGCGGTTTCTCAAGGTAGTCCAGATTCATTCGCCGGATAATTAGGATATAAATATCAGTATGGCTATTAAAAGAACATTTTCGGATATACATATGGATTTTATTGCGCATCCAGCGACAGGCGATATTGTGCGTAAATACGATGATGCAGCGATAATCCAATCAGTTAAAAATCTAATTATGACCAATTTCTACGATAAATTATTTCAACCTGCTATAGGTTCAGGCGTGCTAGGTTTATTTTTTGAAAATGACACTTTTTTAACTAGATATCTTTTAAAGAATGCAATTTATAACGTAATAAGTGCATTAGAACCTAGAGTAAGACTAAAAACTGATGATATAAAAATAAATGATAATTCAGACATTAATTCATATGATGTCACTATATCATTTGGTGTAGTTGGTATGAATAAAACTGTAACAGCAGATATTAATTTAAAAAGGATAAGGTAATATGCCTTCATTAAATGTAGAATCGTTAGATTTTTTCAATATAAAAAATAACATCAAAGACTATCTTTCAGGCCAGGAAGAATTTAAAGATTATAATTTTTCAGGTTCAGGCATGGATGTTATTATTGATGTACTTGCGTATGCTAATCATTATATGGGCATGCAAGCAAATATGTCTCTTAATGAATCCTTTTTAGACAGTGCTACTTTAAGATCAAGTGTAATATCAAGAGCCAAAGAACTTGGATATGTGCCGACACAGGCAGCTAGCGCGAAATCTTCTTTTACACTAACAGTAGACTTTACAGCAGACCCGCAAGCACCTGGTACATTTGTTGTACCTAAATGGTCAAAGT